GGAAGCCTCAACCGTTTCGGCTGGGACTTCTGGAACGGCTGTAGGTGTTTCCACTTGCTTGTCTCCTTCGGTTGGTTGTTCATCTGCTTCCAATTCGGACTCAGAATTGTTGTTTTCACTAGCTGCAATCGCAACCTTTGCACTTGCAATGGCTGGATCTGTGACAAGTGAAACCTCTTTGAGCGCACTCGCGCTAACTACTAAAACGCCGTCAACGTTTTTATATTTTTGAGCAATTACGCCCACGCTAAATCCGTCGCGCAATCCAGTTGAAGCCTCGACTAAGGCGTCAGATCCCGCGGTGGTATTACCGATAGAAAACGTCGCGTAAATACCTTCTTCATCTTCTTCGTAGCTTTTAAGAAATCCAATTGGTGCTTCCCGGCGGTGCTCAAGTAAAAGCTTGGTGCTGTCGCTGAAAGTAATTGAACCTTTTTGAAACATAGTTGATCCAGAGCTAGTCACGCCTTCTTCATTCCAAGTGACAATGCGACCAGACAATTCGCGCTTTGGAAAATCCGCCGCTTCGACTTTAATTGAGAAGTCGACCTTAATTGGTTTTTGTATGCTGTATGTCATCTGATCATTTCTTCCTCTAGTCGGATTTCATCTGAAGTTAAAGCGCCAATATCGTAAAGAATTTTGTACACGTCTGCGCGTTCTTTTGCAGATCCGCGCAAGTAATCGTCTAAATCAAATTTAACTTCTTGACTTGCTGGCACAAAGTCATTTGGCATGCCAGTCATTGACAATCGTTCCTCGATCGCCGTCATAATCGGACGCAGCGAGAAATCAAGCAAAGATTGACGCGCCAAAGTTGCGTTGCTGTAAGTCATGCTCGATCCTGACTCAGCGTCAACGTAATAAGCAGGAATGCCGGTAACTCTGGCAAGCTCTGTTGACACGTAGGATCTGGCCTGATTTAACTGTAACTTTTCAGGATCAAATCCAAGTGTTTGCAATTCAACGTCTGCATTTAAAAACGCTGTTGAACGATTGCGCCGCGCCTGACCCCAAGACTCAAGCAATTTGGCAATGCGATCAGCTGGCAATGCTGTTCCATTTGATTTCAAAACCATTGTTGGCACTGGCTCGCGCGCGTACATTGTCGCTGCGCGTTCCAATTCTGCACCAGCTTTAATTGTTCGCCCAGCACGATTTAAAATGCCTTCATCTACGCCGTAGAAAACTGCCAAGCTTCCCGGACCTTCATAAGGTGCTGGGATTGAGTCAACGCAGTAATACTCGATTTCTGTGCCGTTAGCATTTGTTTTAATTGTTACGCGCGTTGGATCTATACGCTCAGCACTGCGAATGCGATACGTATCGGCATAAATTTCAAGAATGCGCATATATCCGTAACCATATAGGAGCAAATCTTCCGCCAGCCACGCGTAAGTTGCAAAACCCGGCACACGTGGATCAGGTTGGTTAATACATTTTGGCGGTGTCTCAACACGAGCACCGTCTTGCTTTGTGCGCACTTTTAACGGAATGCTGGCTACACTTGACGAAATAATGTTGCGAGCGCGAGCACATGTTGGCACTGACATAAATTCAACGCGTGAAGCTGTAATACCGGCGACGCCGTAAATATTGTAAAGCGAGCTAGTGACATTTACTGGAGCTAATGAAGCCTCGATGTCAGAGGTCGCCGCTGGCGCTTGTGTTGTAACTGTGCGCGAAAATAGACCCATGTGACAAAGTGTAAAGGTGGCCTATACACCTAGGCTGAGAAAATGTCGATCTCCATTTCAGGGCGTGTCGCGAAATGTGTCGCCAAAGCTGAGGCAACAGCTGCGCAAACCGCAACGCTTGAGGCGCGCCGTCCAATAATCCAGCCGCCGTCGCCCATTGGTAATCTGACGGCCGATAGTATCTGCTTGGATAATTCTGCCTGTTTTCCATGCATAAGCCGCTTTGAGGTAATCGCTCCCAACAATTCGTCGCAGCTTTGTCCGTATAACGCGCCGTCAATGTCAATTACTGGAATGCCAGCGGGAGCTAGTCGAGCAGCTACGGCAGAGCTTGTCCGTTTGCTAAATGCCACGTATTCAACAGGATATTTGCGAGCATAAGGCGCAATGTCATTGGCAATGGCTTTATCATCTAGCGAAATTGGATTGTGCCAAGTGTGCAGCAATTTAATGATAAAAGTGTCGTCAGGATTTTTCTGGGCTGCGACCAATGCTCCGTCGCGACGATCCGGCGAAAGATCAAGGCCAAACCAAGTCACCTTTTCAACGTCAAGCTCTACCTCAGCCCCGCCACACTCATTCCATTCCTTTGCCGGTATCGCCCCGCTGATTGTGTTGACCCAGCGACAAAGTACCTCAGTCTGAACAACGTCAGGCGGATCATTTAACACCGCGCGGATATTGTCCTCATGGATTGTGTGGCCAAGTGCTGGATTGCTTGCGACCCAGTTTTTTTCGTCAGTAATTTTGTCCGAATAAGCTGACCATTCAAAATAAGCAATATCATCTTCTGATCCAGCCGCACTTGCCTGACCTCGATCGCGCAGCTGGTTCAGGATCAAGCTGTGTTGATCGCCAGCATTTGAAAACGTCCACAGTTGAGGATTTTTTGCAGCCATCATTGTGTATCGCATAGCTGACCAAGCCTCAGTGTCTTTAAGCTGACGCGTTTCGTCCATGTACACCGTCTCAGGCTTTGCAAAACCGCGAGCAGCTGCATTTGCTGCCTTGACCACGTAGCGAGCGCCTGACTTTAACTCGATCTCCTCTGACCCATGCGCCCAGCGGATTTTCTTAACGTGTTTTGCTAGAGCTGGATTGCTTTCAATTAGGTTGACAATGTGCCGGAACGTTTCAAGCGAGGTTGTCAATACGTGAGCACTGCCCAGCTGTAGCGGTTCATTCCATAAAAACATTCTGGCAAGTATGCTCATCTCCATAATTGTGCTTTTGCCGTTTTGCCGAGCTGCCACGATCACAACCACCGGGTGTTTCCACCTACCGTCAGGCTTGATTTTCATAGAATGCTCAAAGACAAATTTCTGCCAAGGCATAAGCTCCACGCCTATTGACTCAGCAAAGTCGATCACTTCTAGGCCTCTAGACGGCAAATCGTTGAGCGCAGAATGAATTCTCGGCCGATCTGAGCCAATAAGACGCTTAGATTGCAGAGCAATTCCCTGATCATCTCTGATCGCCTCTGGAACGACCTTGAGCGGCCTTGTGTGACCCTGTGCAGCCTTACTCATGACTTGTGCTCTCTTGTTGCGGTGAAAACAGAAAAGGAAGAGTCAGAGGTGTCCTTGCCTGTCCAAAAAACTGACCCACCTTGTCTTTTTTCTGATAATTGCACCTAGTACACGCAGCCAATAGGTTGTCAGGCTCATCTGTGCCGCCTTTGGAAATAGGCTGAACATGATCGACTGTTGTTGCATTCTCTGAGCCGCAGTACTGGCAACAATAGCCGTCACGTATCAATACGCGCTCACGTATCTTGCGCCAAGCTCTAGTGTTTCCACCAGCTGCTCTTGCGCTCTTAGCTGGCATTCTAGTAATAGCCCTTAACCTTATGAAACTCCCAAGCTTTGCAAGGTGTTTGGTATCGGTTTTTAATGTAAGCCAGAGTCCAATCAACCTGCTTGAAACCGTCAAGAGTCTTGTATTTAATGTTTTTCATTTGACCTAATCCGTAATGACTTCCGTTCTTTGCTGAAACTGACCAATTGCTTTCCTTTGTAATTAGCTTATGAAAGCACTGATATTGGCTGTCTATTAGGATTTTGCTGTGTGCGTATAGCTTCAATGCGTCCCGGTAATCGACGCCGTAAGCAGAGCTGTGGCCTTGTACTGCGCTGAGAATTACTGAGATCAGCACCGTTTTTTTTATTTTCTTTTTAATGATTAAACTGAAAGAGTCATAATCATTCTGTCTGGAAGTCATAAAATCTCCTCCGACTTGTATGCTCCAGCGTACACCACCAAGTCAAGCAGGCCAGAGTTATCCACAGGTTTTGAGCATAGGCTTGGGCGTGTTGTCCACAGGTTATCCACAGGTCTATTCATCACGCACCAAAGCTTCATCTACAATCTTGACTCCAAATGTGCCACAACCGCTGCACTGGCTGAACCACTCATGAAGCGTTAGCTCTGCGCCCTTAGATAACAAATGCAATCTTCTGCCGTCACCGTAAAGCTTTGCGCAGATCGAGCAATCAAATGTGAGTTGACGCATAAGAGCTCCTAACTAGATCACCAATTGGAGCAAGGTGCTCTTGATTGACCCACCAGCTCTCCTGTGTGCCATTTTTAAAATGCTTTTGCATAGCGTCCTTTACCGGCAGCCAGCCAACAATGTAATACTCAGGCGATCGACCAACAACCAAAATGGCAATATCGTCAACGCGTTCATTTGGATAAACAATCAACGATCCATTTATGTAGCTAGTCCATTTAACCTCAAGCCCTTTGCCCACGTCGGCCTGTCGCTTGCCTTTTGACTGATTTATGTCAAAGTCAAGACCAAAATACCGGGCGACCACCATTTCTGCGCCAAGTGACTCCGCGTATTCTGTAACGCGTTCATGGTTATTTAACTTTTTGTTATAGCGCTGAATTGTGCTCAAATCATCTAGAGAAAACACGACTTGAGTTGCTCGATTGTGTATAGCCCATTCCTCGGCCTCTGTAATCTTCATTTTTATGTTCACTTTTGACACGCCAAGCAAATCCATAAAATGTCTTGATCATCACGTCCGCCTAGTTTTGAGGCATAGTGTTGGCCTTTGTCGCACCACTCGATTGCTGGCGGCGTCACTTCATCACGCAGCTCTGAGCCGTCTTTGTCAATGCGTAGCCGCTTACCTGTTTTTATGTCAATGATCTCAAAATCGCCCATGGCTACACCTGTGGCTTCCACTGGCCGTCAGAGCCAAGTACAAACCAACGCGGCGAGCATTGCTTAGCTTTGATCTTTTCAACGCACATGTAACCGCCCCAAGCCTTTCCAGCCTTATCGCCAGAGCGCCAGATCATGTGTCCATGCGGGCAGATTGGCGCAGCTGCTATCTGTACGCCGCCAAGCTGTGATTTGATCTCCTCGATTGCAGAAGCCGCCGGGACTAAATCCTCACTGATTGAGGTTGCCCATAGATCGACGTCCTGCGCGCTTTCCTTGACCATTTGCACGTCAATGTTTTCCGCTTGACGCATATTTTCCTGAGTCGGCCTTGTATCTGTTCCCAATACCAGCCCAGCGCAACGTCCTATTGCAGAAGTTACTGTGTCCTCGACAAACCATTTCTTCATGTTGACGTTGTATGTGGCCACGTTGCCGAATGCGTAATCAATACCAGCTGGCTGTTCGTCCTCGTATTTTTTATATATTCGGCATTCAACCAAGATGTAGCCAGATTTAATATCTACGTCAATGATCGACGTGTGGATTTTGCCCGTTGGATAGGTCGCCCAAAAGCGTTTAATTCGCTCAGCAACGCCTTCATAGTTGTCTAAAAAGCTCATGATTTTCTCGCAAATCTGCTACCTGCAATTTTGCCCCGAACGTATCCGACGCGGTTGCCTTCTTTAAGTCCCATTGTGTAACCAACCACAAATCCTAAAAAGACTCCTAATAGTAGCCAAGCGGCCACTTCTCCCATTGTGTACATTTTGCTCCCGTTTCAGGGAGCTACTGCACTTCGCTCCCTGTTAAAAGAATGAAGCAAAGATCTGACAAGGTCAAGGATTAGGCGTGGTTTTCGGCGTGTCGCTAGGCGTTTTGTCCTTGAGGCCGTTTGAGGCAAGTACTCCGCCAAGTGATCCTGTCAAGAAAATAGCTAGCGTTTTAAGTAGGTCAATGAAAGCCGCGTCGTTTGGAGCTTGAGCAGATACCGGCTGAGTCACAAAAATCAGTGCATAGGTAATCCCTAGCGTTACAATCAAGAAAACAATTGAAAGAGTCATGCCAATAAATAAAATTAACCGGGCTTTAATCTCCTCTGGAGACAAACGCTTTTGATATCTACGGTGATTTTGGTTGTGGTTTAACAATGTCTCCAAGTAAGTCCTCTGTGCAGACGCCTTGCGCTTCACACCTTGGTCGTTGACATTCATCATTCTCCCAATTTTCAAATTCTTGGCATGGATAACGTGTGTAGCCCTGATAACCACAAGCAGACAGCGCCAGCAAAAGGCACAATGCCAGCGCTGCCGCTTGCAATTTCAAGATCACTTGCGGCCATAAACCGTATCTTTAGGATTTAGCCAACGCATAAGTACCGGCACAACAGCTGCAAGACCAGCCGACAAGATCGCTTTAGGATCTGTCACACCTGCCATATACACTGCAAGACTTGCCGCGATAAATGATCGAGCATAGCTCGCCACCATAGGTTTTAATTCCTTCATTTTTTCTTCTCCTTGACAGCCGTTTTCGGCAGCTGTACTACAGGAAATTCTCCAGCATATTCGGCAAATTTTGGCCTACCGAAACCAACAATCTCTTTGCCTAAAAATCGCTGCTTGATCATAACCATGCCACCGTTGCGCTGATCGCCAGTGCCAGACGTGTTGCCTTCTACGCAAAAAACGCTTATTTTGCCAACCTTGACGACTATTCCTATGTGGCTTATACGATCGACGCCGTCATGCGGAAAGTCCATGAAGCATAAATCTCCAAGTTTAGGAACTGTGTGCCAACGTCCAAGATCCTTCATTTTTTGCGCACCGGCGGCTGTGCTAACCATGTTCAAAATTTTTACACCAGCTTCATTTCCACACCAATTTACAAAAGAACCGCACCAAGGCAGCCCGTCGGCTTTTGTAAATTTGCCGTATTTTGTGAGGTTGTCGCCTTCCTCAATCGTGCCAACCTCAGCAAGTGCAGCTGCAATTAGAGCTGCGGCTGTGCCTTGCGGATAAGTCATGAAAGTAGCAGCGCCGCTTCTTCGGCAGTTAAGCCTAATTTTGCCAATACGGAATTTTTGTCTGTTTCTTCTTGGGCTTTTTTATCTTCCCAGTAAGTTTCAAGACCGGGCCAATGTGCCTCAAGTTCAGCCTTTGTCGGCTTCTTTGTATCTGATAACCAAGTCAAACCTTCGTAATCATCTCCGTTAAGAGTCCATTCTTTACCAGGATACTTTTGAGACAATATCAATGTTAAGTCCATTATGCACCAATCTCCATTAATGTAATTGTTGAAACTGTTCGGGAACGGTTGAAAACATCTGAGTCGGTAGCAGAACGATTCACATAAGTCGTGCCGCTGCCGCTTGTGCACACCTGCATTTTGTAAGTTGTTGCCGATGTAGTAGCAGGACTATCCAAAAATGATCCCGCTGATGTTGTTCCGACACCTGAACTTGTATTTGACAAAAGATCGGACGTGCTTCGATTGCGAGCACTTGCGGCATCGCCAATGTTTATAGCAGTTGCTCCACGCATCAATCGTGAATGTGATAATGCGCCGTCCGATTGCATTCCACTCAGATTATATAAAACCAAGATTTTACTCGTTGCCGACGTTGGCGTAATAGAGGCGCTAAAGCCTGTTACATCTACAAAACTTGTTGAGGTTGTGGTAAAGGTGTCCGATTTTGTTGCGCTAACAACCTGCAAGATTTTTTGCGTTGGAGCAGCCGCCCATTTTAAACCAGTTGCCTCAGTAGAGTCAGCTGTTAAAACCGTGCCATTTGCTCCAACACCTAATCGAGCGTCCACTGTCGTAAATGTAAAAAGATCGCCTTTTGTTGTTAGCGGAGTTTGATCAGTTGGTGTGACCCAAGTGAAGTCCATGTTTGTGTTGCTTGTTTTGGATAATACTTGACCGGTAGTACCACCAAGCAAATCCTGCATTGAAGTATCAACACCTTGTCCAAAGACGTTAAAATCCGCCGGTAAGTCAGTTACAAGGTCAGTTGCAGTGGGCATGACCCAGCCAAAATAAGTTGTTGGATTAGCCATTCTTTTCTCCTTTTTACGCTACTGAGAGCGCGTGTTCCCAGTCAAGTGTGCCAGATATTGTGTTCCATTGCTCCGACACACTGACGTCTTCCCATTGAACAGCTTGCAAAGAATACGCCAAAGGTGTCATTGACAAGGTAACGTCCAGTTGATTGTATGAAGCTCTAAACGTCCAGCCTTCAACAAAGCCTAAGAAATTGCCAGCAGCCATGTTAGGCGGCAAATCTGACAGCGATATCGGCTGGCCCATAAACACCTTAATAAGACTATCTCGATCGGCGTCGTCTAGCTCAGGATTTGTTAAAGCATAGGTAATCTGATCGAAAATTGGCCTTGGATAAGATCTGAGCGAAAGATAAAACGCCGCCTGATTTTCAGCGTCGGCTGTGTGTTTTATAGTTGTGTTAATAATCTGAGCAAGTCGGCCATATTCTGCAATTGAAATTGAATCAGTATCGTTGACCTCGTTATTGCTGTTTGTGTTGTATTTAATCGTGACGTCATTGCGTACGTCACCAGCTCTAGTTTTGATCGTTATGCCTTGACCTAAAGCGTGATTGGCTGTCAGATCGGTATATCCGTTAGCCGCTAGATATTCTGATCTGTGAGTCGAGTCCGCATAGCTAATCTGGCCAGTAGGCGACTCATATAAATAACCTAGTCCACTTGTAGCAAGTGCCGCCACAAGATCATAAACCACAGTTGTTGATGATGAACGCTGCGCCAGCTCATAATTGCCCGGTGTGTCAATCTCGCCCAGTCCAGTATTTTCTGCCGTTGCCCAAGTTACCGTCGGGTCATAATCTTGCCATTGCAAGGCCGCAGGGACTTCATTCCAGCTGTTGACCAGCAAATCGCTCAAGATTGTTAAGATTTGATCGCCGTCAAAATCCTGTGTTAATACTCCATTTGTAAGCGCCTTTTGCAGCCTTGCCAGAGCGCCCAAGGCAGTAATTGTCACCTCTTGCGTGTACGCGGTCGAGCCGACCTCTGAGACGCTTATAGCAATGTCTGCAATTGAGCCGCCAAAGATAGGCTGATAAGCCGCTGCGCTGTCTTGGACTTCTATGGATAAGCTGTCATTTATCTCGTAGTCAATAGGCACTTGATCAAAGACAATTAGCGTGATTGAGCAATAACCTGCCTGTGCTTGCTCATAGATATTTGTGCGTCCAGAAGTTATGTTTAAGCTGGCCAGCACCGAGTCAGTGACGTCAACGCCAGCAACCTTTACACGCCAAACAGGTGTCCACTGTGTCATACGGTTGTTACAAGCCGGTCTGCGCCGCCTGTTCCTCGGTAAAAGGAATTGTTTAAAGTGTTGACAATTGTGCGCGCTGTGCCTTCTGAGTCGATTGCCCCATTAACCGTCAAATTTATGGTTGAGCCTGCGCCTGCGCCGCTGCTTATATTTGAAGTCACAGCTTTTGATGTTACGGCTGTTTTTGCTACGTTGGCAACAACGGCGCTTGAAATGGTCGGAATTGTAATTGTTGGAATAGGCGTTGTATTTACAGTTGGGCTTGGAATGCTTGATCCAAGGACGCCTGAAATGCTGCTAAATGTTCCGCCTGTTTGTGCACCACCAGCTGAAACAGGTTTTAGATCAGGCAAGCCAAGATTAACCGCGT